TAAATATTAAAACTAATAATTATGAATATAGATACAGATAACTGGAGTAACGATTTTAACGTGCAGTATTATCTAATTAAGAAAGCTACTGCTAAAAAAAGAAGGCAAACATATTATAAAATACTAGGACTAGCTATATTATATAGTATATTAGGACTTCTCTCTATGTATCCTACTTTTTACTTTGCAGTATGGATGCTAGAATAAATACGAAATGTATGCCTTGGTGTATCGATAATGGTATTAAGATATATCCTATTATATGGAAAGAAGCTACTCCCGAAAAGCCTCCTCGTTTAGCTATACAAGTAGACTATAAAGGATTTAAAAGGACGGGCGATATTCTATGGAGTCAAAAAAGG